AACCGATCCAGCGCTTAACTACATCAGGGCGTTTGGATATACCAATGCTGTATGGATTAGAAAATCAACGACTTCAACATGGCAAATCTTCATTCAGAAATCCGAGAGTTATGACAATATTGGGATTACCGAGCTGTTCAGGACGAGTTATGATACGGGTATATCAATCACACTTGAAAATGTTTTTAGCTCGTCTGTGTCTGGAACTCAGGCATCGTGGTATGTGCCAGGAGGAATAGCATCATCTGGTCACACCCATTCATATGTTCCGATACGGGCTGTTTTATATAACAACACTTCCGGCAACAACGGCGGCATCACCCTATCTGCGTCCGCGGCGAACTACAATCATATGCGAATCTATTTCAGGAGCAACGACGGAACTGAATTCGTCTCGTCTGTCGATGTGCATTCGCCGAACGGTAAGAGGCCGAACCTCGTGGTCGTCTACGATAACGGTTCCAACCTGATGTACTTCAAGGCGAAGACGGTCTATATAAACGGGAAGAGCATCGCCAACAACGGAACCGGATACGGCGAGGCATGGGTTGGCAATAGCTACGGTAGAGCCGGTCAGAACAACGTGTACATAACCCGCGTCGAGGCATGGAACGAGTAAGGAGCGAACATGGGACTCAAGAAGCACATCACCCTACCGAACGGGATACAGCTCAACTATCACAGGGTTGTCAGCTTACATATCCAGACGAACAATCAGAACGTGATAGAGGTCGCGGGCTACACGAGCCAGTCGAAGCGGCGCGAGGAAATCGAGTGCATCGAGGCTCTCGCAAACGGTGACAATGAGGCGTCGTGCGACGTGTTCATAGAAACAGCCGCGTACATCGCGCCATACGAGCAGGACATGACGATCGAGTCCGCATACGAGTACCTCAAATCGCTGCCCGAGTTCGAGGGTGCGGAAGACGTGATGGAGACAGACTGACCGTAACCAATTCTTGTAAACTAAATCAATGAAAATGCCCCAGGGTGACTCATCATCCTGGGGCTTACTCATGTCGCCAAAGCTTCATAAGGCGTTCGTTTCGGAACCCGCGTGCTTTACCAGATGACCCGGACGGTGGCGGGCACTCACCATTGTGCGGGGAACACGGGCCTATTCTACACTAAGATCGTATAGATCGCCAGGCTTCTTCTTCCTGAGCTTGCTGAACTTGCTCGGCCTCATACCTGGTGGCATATCATCCCACGTGGTTTCCTCGTCATCATCAAGCTCCCATGATCCATAATAAGCTGGCATCTTTGGTGGCCTGCCAGTAGTGGTCTGCAGGTATTCGACCTGCGTTAGAAAATCGCAGGCATAGCCATATGCATCCATGAGGTGCGAATACCTGTCGTGCTTCGGCTTCGCAGCCCAATCGTCGATACCGGTTAGCTCCTTGTACTCCCAGCTTTCGAAGCACTCCATAAGCCAATCGCATCTATCCGAATTGATAATCGCGTTGCCGAGCATCGACCTGCCGCGATTGATGCGATCTTGCACATAGGTCCTGTCGAGCTTGTACCATGCGATATTGGGGAACATACGACGGCATTCTTCCAGAGGCGAAGTAGAGGAGCCGGATCGATCGGAGTCCCATGGCAGGCAAGCCGCTCTGATGAGGTGGAAATATGGCCTGCTAGCTAGTTCCTGAACGCACTCGACGACGGCCTTGCGATTGTTCTCATACCAATCGAAGATGAACATGTGGCCGTTGTAGTATTGGAAGACAACGCAGCTCGTCCAGTCGGTTTCCTTATCCTTAGACGAGATGTCCCATGCTATATAGACTGGCCTGGAAGTATCGAGATTATACGGTGTATATCTCTTTTCCGTTCTGACCAATTCGATACCGGGGAACACAAGCCCTGCATTGACGGCAAGGAACTCACACATGTATTCCTGCCTAAACAGAAGATCGTTTCCCATAGAGCGAATATAGCGCTGCCTGATTTCCTCAAGCATCTCATCGGTGAACAATCTTGTTCCATCGGATCTAACGGATTTGTTGGCTGGCATCCAGTCTACGAACACATCACCATGCTGACCGGGCCAGCCTTCTGGATCAGCTGTGCCAGTGTATGCCGTGAGGAAATCGGCTGCTATGTTGTTGATACCGCGTGGGGTGAAGTTAGCCGTTACTAAAAAATTCTTGCCGTCGGCCTTCTTCATATCCCAGATAGGCATGATGAGATCAAACGCACCACGCTTGTAAAGCGACAGTTCCGATATCATGAAGTTATCATAGGATGAACCGATTAGGCTTTCGCTTTCTTTGAAGCCGATGTATTGAATCAACGCCGGTGCTAGATCGGATGGATTGTTTAGAAATTTAACCTGCTGCTTGGTTTCAGACACATCTATCTCGTCAGCCGGATAGCTGTCGAAATGTCTCCTGCCATCGATATATTTGTCCCAGATGTTACGCCGTATCCATTTGTTGTCCAAGCCTATATAAGCAGACTGTGTGCCAGGGTGGGTGTAGCTGTTGAACAATCCATACTGAATATCATTTGAATCCTTACCCGCCTGTCTGTGCCAGATGTCCAGCTCATAATGATATTTCCCAGACAGACGGCGAGCCCAGGTCGCGCGTTGATACGGCCTGGGCTCATAGTACAGAGGTACTTCTACCGTCATTGAACTAGCCTTCCAGTTCTTCCAATGCTTTCTTGGTAGCTTCGATCTCCTCTTCGACACGATTGATAAACGACACCATGTCCTCAGCGGAGCCGCCCACATTACGGCATAGATCGATGCGCATCATCTCGAACGCGAGATCACCATAGGTATGACCGTTGACGTTGAAGTCCTTATCATAGAACCCATCGCAAAGCTTATCCATCTCAGCAGGATCAAGCTTTTTCGCTTTGTTGTACATCTTGTTCGTCTCTGTAGCCATCTCGAATGCAAGATCGTTTGCCTCATCGATGCTGACATTATCGCTTCCGCATGTGAAACGCAATGTACGCAAAGCCTCTGCTGTTCCGGTAGCCGTGAGATATTTATCAGCGGTTATCTTCAGCATCTCGACAAGCTGGTCTTTGGCCGCCTTGCATTTCTTGTCACGATCCTCGATCATCTTTTCTAGCTTTTCCTCAAGCTCTTTCTTGGTGATCTTTTCCTCGACGGTAAGCTTCGGTTTCTTCTCTGCCATCATAGTCTCCTTACTTCTTAAGTTTCGACAACTGCTCATCTTGCAGCCTTTCCATTGCCTCTGCCAGACTTTTCGGCGCGGCACCGCCACCGGACGGCACGGCGCCCGAACTTGTTTTCATATCGAGTGCTGGTCCCTTCGGCTTGTCATCGATCGTCTTGCTTTCGGTTTTGCGCTGCTTTGCATAACTTCGAATCATTTCGACTTGTCGCTCAACCAATGCGAGAGCCTTATCGAGATCGCAGGAATAACCAAATACCTTTCCAGATCCGTCTTTCAGCTCATAATCTTCCAGGACATTATCGAGCATGCCTTTCCTAATAGGATCAAGAGCTTCGTACTTGGGAGCAAATTCGAGAACGGCAAGCCGGGGAGCGTTCTGATCGGTGAGATAGCGCTCATATTTACCGCAGGCATCATTGAACACACGTGCCAGTTCCGCGTTATAATCGTCAACCCATTCCTGAGCTTGACGACGTGGGTTGTCTCCTGTGAACTCCCTACCGGTATCCGGATTATAGAAGCGAGGTACACCGTCCTCATCACGCTTGCAGATATCAGGATCATTGATGGTGGCTCCGAGCGTACCATTATGCTTGCGAACCTCGTCGCGCTTCATGAACTCTTTCGCTATTTCATCAATTGCCTGATTGCGGATTCGTTCTGAGGACTCTGTTTTGTATTGCCTGATCTGCTCTTCAGTGATTCCCTTGCGATCTGCGAAAGCGTTTCCGCCCTCTTCTCGATCATCTCCAGCATCAAGATCCAATCCTCCAGCGTCGTTCTCATTTGAATCACTGTTTCCGTTTTCATCTGGATTGGAAACTTCTTGCCCGTCAGATTCCTTGGAATCGGAACTACTGTTTCCGGTATCTCCGGTATCACTGGAATCTGCTTCAGAACTTTCCTCGCTCTTCGGTTCCAATGCCGCAAATGCAGCTTCCCAAGGGTCAACCTCAGAAGCGCTTTCCTGATTTTCAATCTGTTCAGTATTGTTCGGATCCATCCTTGTCCTCCTCCATCATCATCATGTTCAGGTTTATTATCATCTGATCTATCCATCTCTGCCTCAGCTTGTGATAAGCCAGGTCCCTTCTGCTCGATATCGTCGTCTGACCAGACGGGGTGTACATAGACCTCAGAGTTTCCTCCAGGTCTTCCTCCCTTTGAGTCGATAGAAGCTTCTTCCTGGCTCTTGTGAGATGCTTGTTCATCTCTCTTATGATCCATTTGAATTCCTCCAACTTAGCCATGTCGCTTATATCATCCGTAAACTCAAGGATTTTATATACATTGCACAACGTTTCCCAAGACGCGACTATATCGAGAGATCTGGTTTCGTTTGTGATCCACTCTATAAAGCTATTAGATAAGGCCACCAAAACCACCAAGCCCAGCTTTTGCAGCCATGGCCTCTTCGCGAATATGCTTCTTCAAGAGGGCATGGGTCTGCGGGATAGATGCCGCAAGAGTCACACCGTCGATATAATCCATCATAGGCTTGCCAGAGAACTCGGACTCAAGCTCGGGAAACACCTGTCGAACAAGGGTTTTCAAACCATATAGCTGGATAATAGTGTCACCGACTTGGACGAGACTCGTTGGGAATGACCAGATATAGCCTCGCTTGTTATCGTTTCCACGGACGACCGGGCAAAGCTCGACGCCGAGTTGCCACGAGATCTCCGTTCCGATTTTTGGGAACGTGGTTTTCGCCATGACTTGCTTGGTCTTGTCGACACGCAGTACCTCGTAATCTCCAACCATGCGCTCGACATCTTCAGACGCGCCATAAATAGCCTCGCCTGCGTTATAGTCACGCACTACCATCTCCGGGCCAAGAGGCTCGTCGAATGCCAGATTTCGCTTGGCATCGGGAGTCATCAATGGCGTGATAAGGATTCGCTTGCCATACAGCGGATGCGATTTGTTCAGCTTCCAGGACCATGGAGCATTGTGTTTCTTAGGCTCCTGCTTTTGTTTCTTCTTGGGTGGTTGCCATTCCTCACCATGCCCTTCGATGTACGCCGTGATGCGAGAGCATCTATGCTGATAGGTGAGGCCATCCGGTTCAAGACCGTATTCTTTTTCGAGCCTCTCAAGTTCGTCTTTCTTGATTGCTGCCATTTAGTTCTCTCCTTTACAATAGTAAACAAGTAGTAGACAAGTAATTATTATACAGTAAAAAAAGAACAGGCGGAGCAATAGCCCCACCTGTTCCACGATTTATTTGATTTCTCCCTTTCTGATCTTCTCCATTAGCTTTTGCACTCTTGGATGGTCTTCGGGACAATTACGGTAATCTACGTCTATTACTTTACCTGATGGGATAAGAAGGCAATCATACTCCTTGCCACCTATATTTACCTTCAGTTCCTTTGTGGCAAGGATCTCCTTTCCCATTATGGATCACCTGCTAACGCTCTTAGTCGGATTCATGGATTCCTTTTCCATGATCGAATTGATTATGCTCTGCTCTGTAATATCCAAGCTTTCCACTGAAACGCTTGTTGTTGCATGAGCATCGTTTATGAATTTCCTCATATTCTTCTCGATATCAAGACAAATTTGAATCTCGTCTGTAAGATTGCCACGCCCATACCAGACGACGAACATCTGATTTCTTGTCATAGATGGATTAAAGAAAATCAAATAAGCGTCTTCTATACTCGGACACACCGCCATGGCAGCAGCTATTTGCCATCGCTCTTCGAGCTTTTCCTTGGCTGTATGCCCGCATATGAAATGACGTTCAGCACTATATGATTTCACCTCGCCAAGCACCTTTGGTTCAGCACCGTATACAGTATTAGAACTTACAGTATTAGAACGGGTCGGTATTTGGATATCAAGAGCATCAGGACTGAACCCTAATCCTAGATCCAACAGGAGATGATCCTTTCTCACTACCACCATATCATCCCAATGATTCAGCAATTGTTTCTTCGCATACCGTTCGTTGAACATATCTATGGCATATGGTTCCAGTATATGACCTCGTGCCATAGCACCCGTACTGATGCAGTCATCTTCAGTCAGTAAGACTTTCTTGCGGGCAAGAACCTTGTAATAGCTCTCATCGTTTACAGTTCTCGCCCTGCCAGTCTTCGTTACAGGCAGCAGTTCCTTTATATCCGTAGCAGTAAGGCACGCCTGCCTAGCTTTAAGCCATCCGAGATCGCATTTATGATTCCATTTAACCATAAAGGTTACCTCCATTTCTTTCTTCTTATACAGTCTATAATCAGGTAGACAGACAATGCCACGCCTGCTTCAGACAGCAGAACCAGTAAACCTGCTGCCACACCTCTTATCAATGCCATTGCAAACACCTCTTAAAAAGTAAAGAGGGCTGGAATAACCAGCCCTCAATTACCTTATCGAATAACCTTTCCGTTAGCCATCAGTTTTCATCTCCTTAAACAAGTCATCAATATCATCAGTCCAATCAAGAGCATTAGCAATCTTTTGCTTCTGAACCGGATAAGGCACAAGTCGACCATGCTCAATCTGGGAAATACTCGACACATGCATCTCTGCTTTACGTGCCAGAGCACTCATCGACATGCCTTTTTCATTTCTGATAGCAGTCATTTTCAACATGGTTTTTCCTTTCTCTCGATGTTGATATTAACCAACACCCATAGATTAGATGGGAAGCTCATCATCGTAAGGCTGAACGTTCACAGCTCCAACAGCTTGCATAGCCTGCGCAACAGCAGGATCCATACCTGCTGGCATCTGTGCAGTATTAACTGACGCTGGCTGAGGTTGATATACTGGTTGCATTGGTTGCACCTGTTGCACCGGTTGCATCGGCTGCATCTGCTGCACTGGTTGCATTGGCTGCATCTGCTGCATCGGCTGCATCGGCTGCATCGGCTGAGCCATAGGCTGCTGATATTGAGCATTCGGTACCTGGATCTGTGCTGGTTGTGCTGGTACTGGTTGACCACCAGACACAGCATCATTAGCAAACAGCTCGGGTACCTTGAACTCCTCTGGCAACGGAGCAGACAATTCATACGGAGTAGGATTGTCGATCTCCTCTACCACGAAGAGCCTCGGATTACCTTGTCCCCATGCCTGACCGGTCGAAGGATGAGCAGCCCATGTAGCAAGATGAACCGTCTTGCCGATAAGTTCGAGCATATTGCCGTTCGTCAAATTGAACAGCTGCATATGCAAGCTGGGCTTCTCGCCCGAACGCTGCTTCTTTCCAGCCTTTGCAAATGTCACGCTCTTAAGCGTGCCGTCCTGTTGTGCCACACCCATGCGGATGTTCATGACTGGATTACCATCGGGCCAGAACTTAGGACGACCAGGCTGACCGTTCATACTGAAGTCACGAGCCTGCACTTCCTGCAATGAGACAACCGTTCCAATAAGTTCGGGAGAGTAATCCTCTCGATCCTGCTTCGAATAGTTCCAGTTGTAGTTTGTGGTTCCAGTGGGATTCAGAGACATAATTGTTCCTTTCGTCTTTTCTGATATGACATCATATTCTGCCATATGTCTTCATCAAGTTTCGCCATCGACAGCCCATTCGGTTTCTTGTTCTTAAGATATACTGCTGCATTGACGGCGTTTCCCATGAGATCGAGTTTACCCCATGGAAAATGTCTTACCGGTATGAGTCGGTCCGTTTCGAAATACAGATGGAAACTGCCCGGCTTCGCAGGATCTTCCATAGTGAATGTCATGTTCCTGAATTGATTGCCAAACTCTATGACTTCAAAATCCTCCTCGCCATGACCTCGCCCATCTATATCGAACACGATGAACTGCTGATACAGCATGTTCTGACCGATCCATCCGCAGGGACTCAGAGCTTTCGCATCGCACGCCAGATACAATTCTGGAGAGAAGTCCCTGCTCCATCCCCATTTCTGCATGGGCTTGTTGTCTGCCGTGCATGGAAAGAACCTACGCTCGGTTCCATGCCAGCCCTTTGGAAACATTGGGAAGTCGCTCAGCTTCATATCATTGAACGATATCGTGTTCTCGATTCTGACATTCTTAGAACCGGAAGATAATACGATCCCCATACCTCGTTTGAATGCTCCGTCTTTCCAGGACTGTATATCTTTCTTCCTAACCGGTATTCCATTTGAGTTGCATTTAGCCAGGCAATCTTCAATCGGCACACCATAGTAACCACACCAATACATGTTGAAATAAGGTGAACCGCCATTGAAGCTATCGTTCAACACCTTCTGCCTGAGCTCCTCAGCTTTCTTACTTTCCCCTGGATTCAAGCCCATAGCTTCCATTCCTCCTTTCTACATATACGTTTCGCAGAATTCATCTAGGTACATATGCTTACGCACTACCGACCTATCGGTTTCATATTGAAGGTACACATCTGCATCTTTCAGTTTCCGTCGGTAGCGAACGACGCATAGCACACACCGTTGTCCAGAGTTCTCGCCTTCAACTCTTGCCTGCCTCAGCCATTCCTCCAGTTGCGCTCTATTTGGATTAGCCGTTTGCTTACCGGCTTTGACTTCTATGGTAATCGGAGAGCAGAGTCCGGGGGCATCGAACAGCTCGATGTCCCCTTCGTCTTTATTGCCTTTGAGCGTCTTGCGTCTGGCTTTGAAACCATAGCTTTCGAGGAACTTCACGACAGACGTCTCGGCACGTGTACCTTTCTTCTTGTTCCTGTTAGCCATGGTTTCTACTCGAACAGCTTCTTGATGAAGTGATCGAGGAACTCGCGATCCCATTCAAGCGGATTGCCGAGAACCGGCAGATCGAACTTATGCTGCGTGTCCTGTTTGCAATCGATGATGAAATCCTCTTGAATGAACTGGACAACCGGATGAATAGACTCAAGGTATTCGTTAGCTTCTTCAGCCTTACGCATACCATCGAGTTCATCCATCAGTTCGATAGACTCTTCGATCTTCTTATCGAGCTTCGGTGTGGACGGAGTGATAATAGGTCGAGAGAATTCCGAAACCCTGCTGAACTCCTCGACATCATCAGGTTCGACCTTGTTGTGCATCTCGTGGTATTTCCGCTGGGTATCGGTTTCCATCTTGTTTGCGAGATCCACGATCTCATTGTCGATGCCTACGATCTTATCTCCCTTGAAGATATATCCGTTCTTGTATTTCAGGTTCTCTTTCTTATACGTCTTCATAGCTTTGTCCTTTCGTTTCGAAGACTGACAATTTGCAATAAGGCATTCGCCTTTATTACCTAGATACAATATCGGAGAGCATCGCCTTCATCTCCGACAGGTCCCCACGTGTATAGATAATCGCACACTCTTTTGACATGTTCCATGAAAGATTCGATATCGCTGGAATAAAACCTATCCTTTTCCCTCTCGAAGAAGTTCTCGAACCATTCTTCCGGATCATATCCGAGGACATGCAATGCTATACATGTATTGACTGCCTGATCGTTCCGATTACCAGCAGCGGCGAACTGCTTGTCTTTGCATAGTTCCCGACGCAATGTCTCAAGCGCTTCGGCTTTTTCCCAAGCTGCTGACTTAACGCCATTAACATAAGCAGCATCGGGATCATCGACATTCAATATGAAGTTATCTGCCCTATAGGTTCCACAGCAGACAGTTATCTCATTCGTGCTCATTACTAATCCTCCTTATGTTCATCCAGCCAATCGGCTATTATCATTCGTTTCTCAAGGAACTCCTCGCTGAAGCTCGTGAATGCCTGAGTGCTTTCCTCGCTGTCGAACAGACAGCCAGCTTCGATACATTGGTCTATCATATCAAGATAGAACTGAGCCATCGGCCTGGTATCGAAACCACGATTCCAATACTTGACGACTCGATCGAACTGCCTGACCCATTTAGCTACGGTCCACATCATGCAATCATGGTCACGCAACGGGTTCGGAATAGCCGTCGTCGGATCTACGTTGTCTGGCCTGAGATCGAACATGACATGCGATCTGATATCGTATGCCTGCATGACGATACTCATATCGAAAGTCATGAGAACACTCGGAGCATTTGTGACTGGTATCCAGCGACCACGTTCCTTTGTCTGCTTGAACGTGAAATTGAGAACGACTCCATCCATCCAGAACTTATAGGTCGTGATACCTATCTTATAGTTGAGTCCGTTCTTGAAAAGCCTATTGAGTTTCCAACGCTCCTGTTTCTCGCTACGTTCCGATCCAGTTCCCGGTTTCATCTTCAAGCCATACTCTGCAATAGATACCGCACGAACCAGATCGTCTTCGCTATACACGAACACGTCTACATCAGGTTCGACACCCCATGCATCCGGATCGAATCCAGGAAGAAAGCAACTGCCTGTAATACATCCATTGATTGGCAGCTGCTTGACGATATCTATTGCACGCTCAATCCTCTCCCTGTTGCTATGCGCATCATGGAGAATCTCGTGCATAGTCATGCCATACGAAACCTTTGCATTGCTTTCTTCTTCTACGTGAATCATCTATCTACCTTTCCTACTGTAAGTTATCATAGCCACCTGCTGCTGCCATACGTTCGACAGCTTCGGCTATTTCCTCCGGTGTTCCATTCCTTCTGATATCGCACCATTCCTCATACGTGATGGCACCTTTAGCTTCAGTTGCGATAGCAGTATTGATCCAATCCATCATTGTCTTACTCATGTTCCACCTCCATTAGCTAAAGAATATTCTTCTTAATTACCTTGCACCAGTCGTTGTCGTAATGCTCGATAACATTACCGCAGCATTCGGTTACCCATTTCGCATATCCAGTCTTTCTCTTGTATAGCGTATGATAATGATGAACTTCGTGCACTTCTGTTCCAGGCATGTCCTTGCCAATGCCTGTGCAGAAGTAGCCTGGGTTATCATTGTCACCGAAGCTGATTACGTGACCGAATTTCCTACCGGATACATGACGTTGAAGGATACCTTTGAACTCTCTCCCTTCATTGTTCCTGCCATAGTAGTCACGTAGAGTTTGCGGTTTAGGCAGTTCGCATCCGATAGGATAGTAACCGGACCTTGCGCTGGTGATGATGAGGTCGGCATTGCATTGACTGCGCAGAGTATCTGCAAGGGTCAGCATCGTTGCCGCGATTCCATCCGGAATGCTTGCCGAAATATCAATGATAATGAGATTCGGCAGCACTCCACCTGAATTGAAATTGCCGATCGGCACACCGAGTTTCTTCGTATACCCTTCGGTCCACCTCATGGTATTGCTGAGGTTGAGCCTGATGCAATCTGCGATATCTCCCACAAACTTAGGTAACATGCCAAGCTTCTGCAATACGCCGATATCGACCGAGGATGACAGGTCACCTACGTAATCCTCGATCCTCAATCTGTCTGCGATAAAGCTATCGTAACCACATACAGTGTTGTCACCTGGGCAATCACGTTCACCATCGGCAATGACCACAGTCCTGCCATATTCCTCATCGAGTGGAAGATTCTCGCCATGACATATGCTGTCAACCTTCTTGTCATATTCATACTGGCTGGCGAGCATCTTCTCGTTATCGTATTTACCAGGCTTCACTTCATTCGGTGCAGCTATGGTGCTGCCGCCGCAGATAATCACATTGCTTCTTACTTGCTTCTTCCTACCGAGAACCTGATTCCATTTGATACCTGGGAACATCTTCTCCAAGGTAGGACGAAGCAGCTGACGGATAAGCTCTTCCATACCGAATCGCCATCTGATATACGGCAAGCCATTCTGTTGAGCCAACGATACATCCTGCAGATCCTCTGCAATATATAATCGAGGCAATTCGATTCCGTCTATTTGAACTCTTCTTAGCATATGCATCTCCCTTTCTTAGAATTGCACATCGGTGTTCGAGGTATCATCCTCGACCTCGATACTCATAAGCTGAGCTTCTATTTTATCCCATTCGGGAAGAGACTTGAGTGTCTCAATTACCTCAAGCATACTGCTGTTGAAATCCTCGGTGCTGTCTCTCAACAGATCCGCATCAACCGAACTAGGATCGACGATGTTATCCCTGCACGCATCTCTGATAGCCTTGTTCATCCTGGCTCTAGGAGAGTCGAATCTTTCGATCCATCCAGCCAACAGCTGATCGCCTATGTTTGAATTCCATATGCAGTTTATCTGGTTTGCAGTATCGACAGCTTTCTCATGCGTATCACAGGTTGACATCCAGTACGCCATCTTAGTCAGGCTTCTCTGAGTAAGGATATTATAGTCCTCTCCCGTCTCACAAAGCTCTTTGACTACAGGTCCAACATCGATACCATATTTGCTTAAGATGAATTTCTTGCAGCCTTCTCGATCCAGTCTGAATTGCCTGAACACAAACCTCTGCCGGATATTATCCTTCAGCATATGCGCTTTGATCGTCGGATTTGTTGCGGCTATGATCTGGATATCGGGTAGCTTATGCCCGGACATCAGCTGTCTGCTTTCTATCAACGTCAGACATGCAGACAACACGAGCTGATCGGCTTCGAGCAGCTCATCGAAGAACAGGATGTCTCCATCCTTTAACGATGACAACCTATAGTGGTCAAAGATCTCCATGGCTTTCGTCTCTTTGACCGGCATCGTTATTCCACTGACCTCATTTGGTAAGATCTGCGATGCGATAATGGTCACCACTTTGCCTGCGCCTACATTGTCTGCGTGCTGCATTACCGCTGCTGTCTTCCCGATACCGACTGGACCTATCAGACATGGTA